TTATTAATTAGGTTTGAAATATATCCATTACTTTCATTTAATGGTGGATTATAGAAATATGCTGTTCCTGTTGTTTGCGTGAACTGTGCCTTATATAATTTAAATTTAAGGTCTTGATATTGATTTGTTGTCCAAATGGAACCATTTTGAGATTTGAAAAGTGATCCCAAAGCAAATTGTTGGGTATATCTTACAGAATCTACGTCAGGAAGTGATTGAGTATTTACAGTCTTTTCTCCCATTACAGCAGTCCATAATTCATACTCATCACTCTTATCAGAAATGATAACAATCGCATATTCTCTTCCTGGAGCCAAGAAAATTGGTTCTGGGAATTTTACATTAGTAGCAACTTCTCCTGTAGATGAAGTATTAATATTAATAACTTCGTTTCCATTTTCATCAGTTGTTCTTGGTCTCAAAATCACTGGTTTTCCAATAACTTCTAGAGTTGGAGTTCCCAATAAAGTTGTTCTAACTTCTACTCTAACTTCAGCATTACCACTATCAATAGAAGCAAAGAATAAATCTACAGAAGTCAAGAAAACTCCATTTACATCATCATCAGTGTCTATGTTAGATTTAACTTGAATATTACCACCAACAGTAAATGTTTGTGCAAGAGGGTCAAAATATTCAGTATCAACTCTAGTTGTATTTGTTGTAGTGGTATTGGTAGTTAAATTTATAGTATTGTTTATAGTTGTTCTGGTTGTCTCTCTTGTTACTGTTGCCTGGAACTGTAGTAAAGTTGCTGATGCAGTGTAATTCGTTTCTGCAAATGAAACCGAATTACTTCCTGGAAGTCCGGGATCATTTGTAGAACTGGATGTAAGTCTATAGGTTTTTGTTCCAGTAGGAATTCTGACCGAAGGTCTAGGAGAAGCATTAGGATCTCTTAAGAAGAATGTTCCTATTAAATCACCATAGTTGTCTGAAATTAGTCTGACATCTTTTACAAAAGCAATTGCACCACTAGTTTGACCAACTAACTGCATTCCAGTCTGAATGTATCCAGAATACAAACCTTGAGCAGATTCTGCAAGAGCTGCAGTATCTATATTAAGCACTTTAGATGTTGAACTATAAGAAGATCCTAAAGTGTCAGTCTTTACATATGGATTTTGATTATAAGTTGTTGTGGGATTTGCAAAATTGCCCGATTTATGATTTGGAGCACACAATCTAAATCTAATTCTTTCTCTACCGCCAATGGTTCCAACTACAGTTTCTCCTATTGAAAATGCTGCAGAAGCTCCATAGTTTTGTAGATTTCTGCTATTTGAAATTTCAATTAATTTTGGAACAACATCAACATTGCTATTGCTATCTAAGAATTGATAGAATCTTGTATTAGATTTTAAGTTTGATGCTCTAAATTCAGTGTTTCTTGATCTCATAAACACTTCATCAGGTCTTCCAACAACTTCATTCCTAATAGTAGTATCTACAGTATCGAATGATCCACTAGCAGTAGAGGAAACTGTTGATGAGGACGTAGATGAACTTGTTTCAAATCTAGACTGAGTTGTTCCTGCACGACCCGCATTTGCTACTCGTTCATTTCTAGTAGAGAATCTGGAATTGCTAACATTTTGTGTTAAATTATTTACGAGATTGACACTTTGTCTTCTTACAATTCCACGATCTACATTTCTATCTTGAAGTTGAACAGTTCTGGTCCAAGTATCAACCTCAGGACTCAATTGTAATGTTCCTGTATATACAACAACATTGAATGGGTTTACATTTTCAATTTTTGTTGCAAAAGGTTGTTCTAACCAATCTACTTCATTATATGAAAGGGTTAATGCCCTACCAGTTTTTTGGATGGAAGAATCTAAAAGTGAATAATTTTCTGTTAAATCTAAATTTTCTGGAGTTAAGTTATCTTCAGTTGCAATTAAGGATTCTAAAGAGTCTCTAGTTATATCAGATATTAAGGTTCTTGAGTTTGTGTCAACAACAGCAGATGATAAAAACTGATTTAATTTGGATGCATCAATAAAATCATCAACAAAAAATCCACTCTTAAATCTATCCAATCCTTCAGAGTCTCTTATCTGAAGTGTTTGTGTATTCAATTCCAATAAAGAAAGACTGGTAAGTTCTTCTAAAGTTTCAACTCTATCTTCAATAATACCAATGTCTCTCATGGTATATCTTCTATTATCAGTCAATAAAATGCTTGCATCTTGAGGTCTGTACAAATATGCAGGAAGATCCAAAGTTCCAACTTCCAAGAGCTCACTATTTTTTACTGGAGGTTTTGGATTTTTCGATGAAACTCCTTTATCTACAATAAAATTACCTGCAGTGTCTAAATAAATTTTATCAATTCTTGGAAGGTAAAAACTTTGACTAATAATTGATCCTTCTCCAGGAGCTAAAAGTCTTGAAGGAACTGTATTAAAAGTTGATGTTCTAGCACTAAAGTCAAAAGGAGATTTATCTGTAGTGACTGAAGGATCAAAAAATGCTACTCTTGGTCTAAAGTCAAGTGTATCTGAAGCTCGAATTACTCCACCAATACTTGGAATGTCTGTAGTAAATCTTTCTCTATCATAACTATTGACAGTAAAGACATCTCCAGTATCATTGGAAGGAACTGTGTAGTGATCAAACACTACTAACAATCTTCTTGATGGATCTTGAGTGTTTTTATTTCTTACAAGTTTTGAATAATCATAATATTGATTTTTTTGTCCTCTATCCAACTTGAAAGAAAGAGTTATATCTCTATAAGATCCATTAGTAACGGATTCTACTACAGTTACGATATTTGATTCTTCAAAAGTGACTTGTTCACCAACAGAAAACTTATTTTCATTTAAATATACAATTCCTAAAGTATTTACTGCTGATGATGGAGAAGTTGAAGTATTTGTAACAACTCTTGCTATTGTGCCACTAGAACTTCCAATAATATTTTCACCAATCAGAGCATTTGAACTTACATTTGCTGTAGAGGTAAATTCAATTTGATCTAAAATTGGATCAGAAGTATTTAAAGATTCGTAAACAGATAAAACCTTTACAACATCTGGATAGTTTAGTGAAATTTCTTCATCTTGAACCCTTAAACCATAATATTGATTGTATGTTAGCCCATCATTTTTGGATGTGTTTGAATTTGATCCAGATTCTGTTAATTTTGATGCTCTTACAAATAAAGTTCCACTCCTGCTAAATGTTTTAATTTTGCTTTGAATTCCATTTTTTATTGCAGTTACATTAACAACAGTGTCATTGTTCGAAAGTGAATTATCTAGTGCTCTTATAGTTGCAGTATTTCCAGAAATTTCAAAAGAATCAGATGAAAGTTTTGCAATAGTTCCTCCACTATATCCTATACCATATCTTTCCTGATCAAAATTAGCCCAAGTTACACTGGAAATTCCAGAAAAATCTGCAGTTGTGCTCAATACAATTTCATTATTTCCATCAACATTTTTACCAGTTAATTGCTCAATAATATAAAGATTAGATGATGATAAGTTTACTGAAGATGCATTCGATTCTGGAAGTAAGGCATATAATGTTCCAGATCCTCTTACGATTGGTGCTCCAAGAAATCCATTTACTTGGACATTTGAAGATGGCAATGATCCATCGAACACTCCAGTAACACTGGGTACTGAACTGATTTCAAATGATAATGAATCTGATGCAACAGAAGATATTCTATTATATGTTTCTGTAGATAATCCGGATCTTTGATATCTAACAATAGTATCTGTTCTAATACCAACAAATTGTCTTCCAGTAGAGGTAACCGTAGAAATACCACCACTTTCTGCAGTTATAGAAATTTGCGATATTCCGCCAGGAAAATTAAATCTTTCGAGTACAGAATCTGCAGTAAAATCACTATAAGTAAATGGAGATGATTGCTTTACTGACTTAATATTTTGAGTATTATATGCATGTACTTCTTTAATACTTCTAGATAAATCAATTCCATTGACAATGAGACCTTCACCTTTTGCAAAAGTTCCTGATGTTTGTCTTAAGAAAATAACATCTGAAGATCCATCTGCTGTTGCAAATCCACTTGCACCAGAACTTTTACCCTTGACAAAAAACGATTCTTTTATTTCACTTGTTCCAACAGATTGATTCAAAGTTAATTTGGTGTATGTTTGAATATCATATAGTCTCAAATCCCAAATTGTAGATGAATTTAAATAAGGAGCATCTGTTAAATTAAAAGAATATACTCTAGCTTCCCCAATTTGTGTCCCAGTTGCTCCAAATTGTGCGTAAAGTTCTATTGTTTCTCTAATTTTTGGAAGTCCTTGAACATTATTAGTTCTTAAAATATTTCCCATTTCAAAAGGAACTGTTACATTACTCAGTTCCTCAGTATCCCTTGGTTTTTCTAAATCAATGACTTCTGTAACATTTTTTTCAATATCATATCCTCTAACGTAAGCCTTACCTGGAGATATTTTCAAACATGCTAAATCATCTGATGGAATATTTCTTTGATCTGTCAGTTCATTACTGAAGAATGCTCCATCATTGCCCAATCTATTATTGAGTGAGTTGGTTAACTTGACATCAAATGGTCTTACCGTATAGTTTCCTGATTCATCAAAAGTTCTTTCTGCAAAATAATCACGAATTTTATTATACTCAGTTTTTGTTGTTACTTTCTTTATCTTACCATCTCTTACTCTCAGTAATTCAACGAAATCGGTATCATTTGTATCATCTAAAGATTTCTTTGATAAAGTTAATGTTATTTTTAATCTATCTGCTCCAGGAGAAGCATAGTTTGTAAATCCTTTTGCATTATCATACAAAGTCTCATCTTCTTTTGCCTCTATAAGAGACTCTGTAATTTTTAAACCTACCCTGTAAGATGGAGTATTTGTATAATAATCCAAAATAATATCTTGTGCGGAAACATTTACAAAATATCCCCTTATAAAATAAACACCATCATCAATGAATACTGCAGATCCAACTGATGATGCATTTGAAGGAATTAATGATGCAAACGGAGTGCCTGCAGATATTGTTGTATTACCATAAACAACATTTTCATTTGCATAAAGAAGTTCTCCATCTTCAAACTGGGTAAATTCAAAATTTTGGTCCGATTCCAGGTACTTTAGGTATAAAGTTATATATTGTACATCATCACTTTCATCAGGCAAAACTATTTTTTGAATTTTTGCTGTAGTTCCTGATAATTGCCCTACTACAACTTTTCCCAAAAAATTATCAATATAAACGGAAAGATCTACTCCAAATTGTGAAGAATTTACTTTTACTGAATAGAATTGCCCGTCATAAGTAATATTTCCAGGGATCACCATCGATCCTTCTTTGAAAATATGACTTCCAAAATCTTCTACTTGATTTTGGAATATTGACTGCAATGTAGTCAGTTCTCTAGACTGAACTGGAAATCCTGGTTTAAATAATACCTTATAAAAATTTTTCTGACGATCAAAATCATCATAGTATGGATTGATATTTAAATTCGTTTTTTGTGCCATTTTTTCTTAGAATTCCAGAATGATTTTAATGTCTTCTTTTTGTCTAGAGTCTCTTGAAACTAAAGACCTATTATCAATGTAGATTATGTCTCCTGTATTCTTATTTATCTCAGGGTTAGCAAGTCCTTGACTAAATGTCACTCCTAAACTTACCTGTTTTGATCCTATAATTGTAGATATTCCACTAAATCCAGTATCGATTGATCCACCAAAAGGAACAATTGTTTCTGAAGAAGATTCAAAACTTAATACTTTACCTTTTGAGGAAACATCATTTCTATCGGTTTGGTCATAATTGTTGGCAAAATATAAAGATCTGTCCTGATAGTATTTTAAAACTTTTGTTTCATTATCATATGAAGCAACATATCCTCTTGCAACACCATCGGTTACAGTTTGTGTCATTGCTGCACCAACAACTGGAGTGCTAGTTACAGAAGATAATTTTATTGCACCTAGAGAGGAGTAGGTGTTATTTGTATATACTTGAGATGAATTATATTTGTGTGGGTTTTTTATAATTCCAACCTGTGCAAATTTAGTATCTGTTGGGAAATCTTTAGTGGAATCATCAAATCTTGCATAAATTAAAACTTTATCTGCACCAAGTTCATTGTAAATGTCATATCCATGTCCTTTTGATGGTGGGATAATTGGTATTAATTTTGCCGGATTTGATACAGTACCTGTGCTTTCTAAATCAACAATTCCAAAAGTATACCCTGTTCCTCCAGAAACCACTTTTGCACTTGTGATTGTTCCTGAAGCATTGCATGAAATTGAAACTTGTCCCCCAGTTCCATCACCAATAATGTTGTATGTTTTCGATGTATATCCACTACCACCATCTTCAATATAGACAGTTTTTATTTGATTATTATTGATCTCAGAGTCTCCAGCCTCTCTTATACTTTGAATTTGAAAATCTGATGATGTTGACCAATCATTTGGGAGAACAATATATTCGGTAGAATCGAATTTTATAATGTCACTAGGAGAAACTGTGAATAAGTATTTCCAAATGTATCCATCACCACTTGTACCTGCTGCTGATGGTTCTAGATCGGTAAAAGTTGGCTCATCTTTTGATGTATTTCCTAAGATATTTGATCCTGAAGATCCATTATACAAACAAATATAAACTTTAAAATCACTGTTGATTACATAGTAATTGCAATCATACAATCTTGCTGTCTGAGCATTCGGAGTTAAATTTGAAACACTATAGTCATGTCTATACATGTCATATCTAGTGTTAGATGTCCATGTAACTTTTCTTATAACTCTTCTTATATTTGCACTATTAATCTTTTTACCAAACAATGCAGTATTTCTATAGTGAGACAAATACTGAAAATTATCAATCGGACTTGGAGGAGATGATGGTGAATCATCCCATGTTGTAGATCTTCCAAACCCAATAGGATTTCCGGAACTTCCGGGATTTGATAATCCCAAAAATACGTAGTAAGAATTATTGGTATCCAGTACAGAATCTACAAAATTATTCGCATTAGCAATTCTAAATTGATCTGTTACTACAGCAGCCATATTACATAGTTTTTTAGATATTTATATGGATTCTATTAATCTAGTTTTTCGGGTAAAGATCCATTTTGTCTCAATCCCTCGTTTCTTCTCTGAATAGTTGGGAATGTGGTAAGACCAATATTTACAGTTTTGCCAGTAACTCCTATAGAAATTGGTGAAGAAGATCTAGTTATTGTAGTCATAAGTCCCCAAGAAAATTCTCCAACAAAGTCTCCACTCGTATCTATCCCACTCGTTATAGTTCCCGAATCAATATTGCAAGTTGCAATTCCATTTACACCATCTGTTGATAGTTGATGTACATAATAAATATTATCCAAAAATGTTGTTCCAATACCAACAACCGCAGAATCTCCACTATCTACAGAAATTACTCCAGATCCAACATGAGTATTCTTTACAAATATTGGATATCCTACTTCCAAATCATTCCCAAAGGTAGTATTCCTCTTAAGATTAAATTTAAGAGCTAATTGTCCACCATTAGTTGTTGCAGTAATTCCTGTTATAATTCCAGAGAATCCTTTAATTGATTCTATTTTAACAATATTTTCTATATTTTGATTTGGGGAAGAAACTATAACATTTGGATCTACTGTATATCCAAATCCTGGATTTGTTATATTAATTGGAGTAGTTAAAGATCCTCCACTACCGACAGTAACCGTTGCGGATGCGGTCGTACCAATACCTATTCCAATTTTAAACGGAGATTCAAATTTTACTTCAACTGTAGATCCAGTATATCCACTACCACCATTCAAAATTGTCAGAGAAGAAACAGTTCCTCCCACACCAATTGAAGCAGTAATATTTGCTGATAATAATTCTTTTTCATCGACTAAAATACCAGAAAATGTATATGGTGCAGAAAGATTATAAGTAAATAAATCTGGATCATCTACAAATAATCTGGTATCAGAATCACTAACATCCCCAATAATTTTTGCAGTTGGATAAACTTGAGATATTATTGATTCTCTTGTTTTATAAACAAGATCTCCATTTATAACCCTATCAGTTTTTTGTTTTGTCCATGACATTGGTTTATCATTTATCTCATCAATCCCCTGATCGGAATATGAATTGGTTTCAAACTTATCGGAGAAAGAAAGATCAAAAATAACTCTCTTATCCTGAGTAACAGTTTCGGAAATGTTATCATTTCTGAATACTTGAACCTCATCACCCTTTTCTAGTGTGGGTAAAATATTTGTGACTAATAAATCATCCTCCCCTCTAGTTCCTCTATAGAAGAATATTGCAATATTATCCTCTGGTTTTGGTGCTGTTGTAAATGTAAATGAAGTACCTCCATCAAAATTATATGCTACTCCAGGATCTTGAATGACTCCATTCATAATGACAAGAATTAAATTGGAAAGATCCAAATCTGAAGTATCTTGCTTTTCAAAACTCAATAGAGATCCATTGTAAAATAGTGGAAATCTTACTCTAGAACCGTCTTGATAGTTTTTAATAGAGTCAATAAAATCAAATTCACCAAACTGCCAAGCACCAAAATTATCACTAAATGTATCCAAAACAGTGAATTCAAATTCGGAAATAGGTGAGGATAATCTACCATCAGTTACTAATCCAACTGGTTTGAATACATCTCCTTTTTTAAATGAATATCCAGATCTACTAATAGAGAAGTTGGAAACTTCAAAATAAGTAGATCC